GCCACAGCACGTGGTTTCTTTTGGCAACCAGAAGAAATCAGCTTGACTAAAGATTCAAATGATTTTAAAGATGCCAGTGACGCTATTAAACATATTTTTACTAGTAACTTGTTAAGACAAACAGCACTGGACAGTTTACAAGGACGTGGCCCTAGTCAAATCTTTATGCCAGTAATCAGTTTACCAGAACTAGAAGCACTAGTCTATAACTGGACATTCTTTGAAACTAACATTCATAGTAAGAGCTACAGCCATATCATTCGTAATATCTATAATGTGCCAAAGGATGTGTTCAACACAATTCACGACACTAAAGAAATTGTGGACATGGCATCCAGTGTAGGCGACTATTACGAAGCATTACACATGGTCAACTGTCGCAAGCAAATGGGTGAAACAATTCCAGAAAAGGAATATATTCGAGCAATATGGATGGCACTACATGCCAGTTATGCATTGGAAGCGTTCCGCTTCATGGTTAGTTTTGCTACAAGTCTAGCAATGGTAGAAAACAAAATTTTTATTGGTAATGGCAACATCATCAGTTTGATCTTACAAGACGAATTGCTTCACAAGGGTTGGACTGCGTACTTGATCAATCAAGTGGTCAAAGAGGACGCAAGGTTTGCTGAAGTTAAGGCAGAGTGTGAACAGGAAGTGTATAGTTTGTACATGGACGTGATCCGTGAAGAAAAAGAATGGGCCACTTATTTGTTCAAAATGGGACCAGTTATTGGCCTTAATGCTAACATCTTAAAAGACTTTGTAGACTACACAGCAGTTGGCGCACTAAAAGATATTGGTATCAAGTATAACAACCCTGCTCCTAAGTCAACACCAATACCTTGGTTCAATAAACACGTTGATACAAGCAAAAAACAAACAGCATTACAAGAAAGTGAAAGCACTAATTATGTTATCGGTGTTATGAGTGAGAAACTTGATTACGACGAGTTACCACAGATTTAAAGGAAAGAAAATGAAAGCAATCTTATGGAGTAAGTATAATTGTCCCTACTGCGATCAAGCAAAGGCACTATTAAAGCATAAAGGCATCCCGTTTGAAGAACGTAAAATTGGTGACGGCTATACAAAAGAAGAATTACTAGAAGCAGTTCCTAATGCAAGAACAGTACCTCAAATATTTTTAGATGATAAATTAATTGGCGGGTTTAACGAACTCAATGAACACTTAAAAAAGGAAAAACAAAATGTTAATTGATAAAGGCGTATGCGAAGGCGAAGTTATAACACTTAAACTAACTAGTGGTGAAGAAATTGTTGCCAAATTGGTAGAAGATGGTGCGACATATTATAAACTAAGTCGCCCAATGGTGATTGGTATGGGGCAACAAGGCCCAGGATTAATGCCATACTTGTTTACTGTATCACCTGATAAAGATATTAAAATTTCAAAAGTAACTGTAACAGTAGCAGAGGCAACTGATAAAGCATTTGCTGATCAATTTATCCAGTCAACGACTGGCATTGCAATGAGATAATTATGCCAGCTGTTGCTAGAAACGGTGATCCAATAACTACGGGACATGGCTGTGATGGAACATCAACAGTCATTGGACCATCAGCATCTGTATTTGCAAACAATATAGGGGTTGAACGAAAAGGAGACCCTGTCGCACCACACACTATCCCAAGTGGTAGACGATGTGTGGGACATTCAGCAGTTATCAATGCCGGATCGGGCACCGTGTTTGCAAACAATATAGCGTTGGCAAGGGTAGGCGACTCTGCAGATGCAGGATCAATTACTGGCGGAAGTTCGAACGTATTTGCCGGTTGACACTGCTCAATCTTTCTGCTACAATTAAACTATGATTATATATTTAGATATGGATGATGTAGTAGCCGATTGGCGATCTGCCGCCGAAGATTTTCTACAATTAAAATTTCCTAACGGTGATCAATGGGCTCGAATACCAGACGATAAATGGGCAGAGTTAAAACGCAATAGTCGATTCTATCGCCACTTACCATTGAAAGAAGGCGCATACGATTTAGTTGCCTATTGCAAGCAGGCAGTTTTGAATGGTCACGCTGATGACTTACGTTTCTTATCAGCATTACCACATAACAATGATATGCCTTGGGCTACACAAGATAAAGTTTGGTGGGCACACGAACACTTTCCAGGAATTCCTGTATTCATTGGACCGTACAGCAATGATAAGCATGTGCATTGCCGTCCAAATGATATTTTAATTGATGACCGCACCAGCAACTGCGAAGAATGGATTGCCGCAGGCGGCAGAGCGCACATATATAGAACTTGGGAACCTTGTAAATTATGGCTGGAACAGATATTTCCAAAGTAACACGTGAATGCCGTGGCTGTACAATGTGTTGCGAAGGTTGGCTGTCTGCTGACATCAAAGGCCATTTAATGTATCCTGGTCAAAAATGTTTTTATTTAAAGCCAGTCACTTGTTGTAGCATATATGACAGTCGCCCCCATAATCCTTGCAGGGTATACAAGTGTCTTTGGAAAGAGGACACAACAATACCATATTGGATGAAGCCGTCAACATCTGGGGTAATAATGACCAAACGAAGTGACACTTCGATAACTGTGACGTTGACAAGCAAGCGCACAAGTGCTAAAGTTGAGGCATGGTTAGAAGAATATAAAAATTCTTTACAGGGAGTAAAAATGTCTTCGTTCAATGCTTATGAATTTTCAATGTTATGAACAGTTTTGAAAAAGTCTGGGCAAGAGCAACAGGACATTTAATGGGAAATACGGATGATGATCGTCCGGACGTGCCTATATTGACATTGCGAGAAGCTCGAATCGCATTGTTTTTAAAGACCTTTTGGGTAGTGATTCATGTAATAACGTGTTTATTCATTATTGCTAACACAATAAGGCACTGGTAGCTAATTAATTAACAAGGAGATTAACATGGCAACAAATAGATTCCAAGAATTCGCAAAACTTTTAGAAGAAGCGGAAGGTGATTTTGAAAAGTTTTACGACAAAGAAGTAGGTGCCGCAGGTACTCGTGTACGCAAACACTTACAAGAAATCGCCAAACTTTGCAAAGAAGTTCGAAACGACGTAACAGCAGTTAAAAACGCTCGTAAAGAAGCTTCAGGCAAATAATATGGGTGAAAGAAATACAAGCAAGTTGGCTTTTGAAATTCTAGGCGATGTTCAAAAGATGAACTTGGGTCCTACAGATACGCTAGTCGTAAATTGTAAAATCCCAATGAGTCCCAATGACCGTCAACGTGTTTCGGAAACATTCAAAAAAGTATTTCCAAATAATGAAGTGATGGTATTAATGCCTGGTATGTCATTAGAAGTGGTTACCAAAACTAGTTGACTGTTTTAAACATTATCGTATAATACACATATGACAATGCATTTACATAATCCTTCACTTACTAAAATGTTAAACCCCATAAATGAAGAAATCTTTTATAAGGAGTTCATGGAAACTCCGAGGGGTAAGGCATTAGAATTAGAATATGATCTAGTGTATTGTGTTAGAAATGTTGTGGCGTCCAGTGTAAAACATGGCATGGACATAACTGGTCAAACGTTCTGGGAAGACTTTGCAGTAACCCCAAGAGAAATCTTGGGGAATCCTGATATAAAATTTAATCGATATAAGCCTTCAAAGAAAAGATTTTCAATAACTCCTTTTTATTATTTAAAATTTTTAGAAGAAATTAACCCTAAAAGTATTGCAGATATAGGATGTGGTTGGAATATCTTTAAAAAGTATATACCAAATATTACAGGTTTTGACGTAATGGGGTCAAACGCAGATGTAATAGCGCATTATAATGAAGATTTTATAGTCAAATATTATCAAAAATTTGATGCCGCATTTGCTATCAACATTCAAACAGTGACATGGGATACTATTGGAAAACATATTTTAGAATTTAGTAAAATAATAAAACCTGGTGGTAGAGGATTTTTGGGAATTCCAGCAATGTTTCCGTTAGTACTAACATCACCAGATTGGTATAAGAATAACGGACTCAGTCCTTATGATCCTAAACCGTTATCAGAACATGTTAACGGCATAATTTCTAATTTGGGATTGACTATACTTTCATTAGAGAGCAGAGTTGATTTTTTCCAAGACATGTTGTCTCATGACGGTGATATACGAGTGGTTTTTGAAGTGCCAAAATAATTGACTTTACCCACTGATTATAGTATAATACACATATGACAATGCATTTACATCATCCTTCACTTACTACAACAGGTAAGAAAAAAGGTAAGAAAAAATGGGCAAGCGCCGAACATAAGCGCAAAGCAGAACATCTTGATGAAAGTTGGAAAGAACTTCAAAAGCGTTGGGGTGTTGAGGCAGAAGCTAAGAAACGTACTCGTGGATTGAGTGCTCCTAGTTTGAGCAGTTCATACAGTTTGAAAATTCCAGAAGGTCGAAACACTACTGCACATATCAAGAGTGTAGACACTGGTGGTAATGCTGTGCTCAAGCCAAGTAAAGTTTATACAGGCACCAAAGTAAAAGGTATTGCAACTATGCACAAAAGCAATGCAGTACCTGTGTTTAGTGATGAAGAAGCAGTAGATATAGCCAAAATGCGTCGATAATGGGCCGTTACGGACCAGTATTTGAGTATCAAAGCTATATAGAATAACGTTTCGAAAGAAACTAAGATAGTAGGTTTGGTATGTTAGTGACAGTAGCTATTGAACCCGCGAGTCTTGGCCAATGAAGAAACCCGAAGTTACGGGAATGCCAGGCTTGCCAAAGGTACTGTAAGCGTTATGAACTTGCAGTGGCTAATGGAGAGAAGACAGTATCTGCTTTGGGTTGGAAGCCAAGTAGTTAGTCATCTCCCTTAATGTAATGTTGCATTTTGCAACACCAAGTGAAAGGAGAACACTATGGAAAAAGTAATTAGGCTTAT